GACTGGGGCAATGAGGTAAAGAGACCTCCTATATTAATTAGTGATAGATTATTAGAAGATCAAATAATAGAACACTGGAGAAATTTATAGTTGGCTATTAAAGTAAAACCTACTACAGATGAGATGTGTTTGTATGAAACACTTCGCCACCCGGTGCTCTGCTCTGAGTTTATTTATAATATAGATCGTATAGATGGGTTAGATGAGGAGTTTAACTTTGCATGGTATCAGAAGGAGATTATATGTGACTTCAATGACCATGTTTCTATATGTACAGCCAGAGCAACAGGTAAAACTGTAAGTCTATCCTCTATTATTATATGGATGCTTATATTTAGAGTATTTCCAGATGACTATATTCTTTATGCAGTACCAAGTAAAGTTCACTTGGAGCCGGTATTTACAAACCTAGTTAGACAGTTTAGGTCTAACTCATTCCTAAAGAACTTTATAGATAAGGGTGCTGGTATTAATAGCTCCGATTATAAGGTAACTCTTCTAAATCAATCATCGTTATTATGCCGTATTGCTGGACAATCTGGAACTGGAGCAAATCTAATTGGGTTGCATACACCAGTTATTTTGACTGATGAATGTGGCTACTTCCCACTCTCAGCTTTCCAGGAAATGCAGCCATCCCTAAATGTTTGGACTAGGGGATATAGAGAGGTTGTTTCAGGTGTACCTACAGGACTCAGAGAAGGTAATGTTCTCTATATGGCAGACCAGGAGAATGATGGGTTTACCAAACATAGACTATCTGCACACGATAAACCAAGAGTTACTCCAGAAGATATAGAAACCTTTAGGGTTCAGTATAATGGTGTAGATACAGATGAATATATTCATTATGTTTTAGGACTTCATGGAAAGCCAGTATTTGCGCTGTTTGATAGAAACCTTTTACAGATTGATCCTTATCCTGTAATAAGATTAGAGATTGATGGAATAAGAATGTCCGATAATTTAGATGAGTTATACACTAAAATATTGGCATTTCCATCCATAAGTTCCAGAGACTATGGTGTACTTATGGGAATAGACTTAGGATATACTGAGCCTACTGCCATTGTAATAATGTATATAGATGGAAACGATAGAATAAAATTTCATGGGAGAATTAAATTATCTAAAGTATCTTATCCAGTTCAGGAGAAGATAATAGATATGCTGGATACTAAATTCTCTCCTACAATAATAGGAATGGATGAGGGAAGTGCGGGTAAATCGGTTAGACAGCATCTAATCCAAGATAAGGAATATATCAATAAGCAGTATGATAAGAGAATGGTAGCCATTGATTTTTCTTCATCATTAGTTATAGGCATTGGGCCAGATGGTGCAGAGATAAAGTCAAAGACCAAACCATTTACCGTGTCTATTTTGCAGGATTATTCTAATAATCACAAGCTAATTTATTCCAGTACTGATACAGATATGATTTCAGAACTAGAAAGAATGACCTACAGTAAAAACCCCTCTGGAGATATAACATATAAGACTCTTACTGACAGAGGTGGTAAGAGAGGGGAAGATCACTTTACATCAGCATTACTATGCTGTATAGGAGCATATCACCTAACTAACGGAATGGTACTAATAAAGAGAGCCCCTCTTTTGAGGCCGTCCTGGGTTTATTAATGGAAAATAAAAATGACAAATAAAACACAAGCAACACCCATCCCACAGAAGCTTCTAGGAAAGGCAGAAGCTGGTTTTGCAGCTCAGGCTGCTAATACAAATGTGTGGAAGGATGCGAAGACTTACTCTACTAAAGTAGTAGACAAGGCTGCCTTTGACGAAACGATTACTCTATGCAGGTTCTTTTATAGAACCGAGCCAGTTGTTTCAACGGTTATCAATAAGTTAGTCGAAATAGGGATTAATGATATAATTATATCAAAGTCCGGTTTATCGGAAAATGAGTTCAGAGTATTTCTAGCCCTGAAACCCAGGCTGCTGGAGTTCGCTGAAACTATGGCACAGGAGCTATTACTATCAGGATTGGTAGTTCCAGAGATTGGATATGGCCCTGTTGATAAAGATGAGATTTTTGAACTGGGAATAAAGAAATATTCAAAGTTAATATTCCCAATAAGTATGTGGGTTAGAGATCCAAAGTCAATACAAATCAACTCATCTCTAATGTCTGACTCTCCATCATACTATGTTATTATACCGGATGATGTTGTTTACTTCATAAAGAATTCTGGTAAATATAGTAATGGGGATGAGGATAAAGATCTATTTGATAGTTTGAAAACTTATTATCCAGAATTTGTAAAGAAAGTTCTGGCTGGTGAGAAGAAGTTCCTGATAGACAATAAGCTCATCATAAGACGTAAGTATCTATCAGATTGTGCTTACCCAATTCCATACATAGAATCATCTCTCGATGCTCTTCAACACAAGAGAAAAATGAGAAGAATGGATTACTCCATTATGGATAAGGTTATTAGTGCAATCATGCACGTAAAGGTGGGTTCTGATGAGTACCCAGTTACAAGCTCAGAAGAAGACAAGACTGTTTTCTCAGACTTGAGAAATCAGCTTATGATGAGATTTCAGACAGATCTAAATCTGGAAAGAATATTTCAGCTCATCACCAACCATACTGTAGACATATCATGGGTATTTCCAGAGACTGGACTTCTCACTGAGAGGGGAAGGTACGATGATATCAATGAGGAAATTCTCTTTGGTTTAGGGTTCCCTAGAATTCTAATCACCGGGGAATCTGCTAAGACTGGAACATCTAATCCAGAGGTTGCTATTATGTCTCCGGTAAAAACTATGGAGTCAATCAGACGAAAAATCCTCAAGGTAATAAGAGATATATGCAAGACTGTTGCCGAAGAGAATAGTTTCAAAGTTCCGATGGTAAAATTTACCGCTCTGAATCTCCATTCATTTGTGGACTTCATGACTAACCTAGAGAAGTTATATAATATGTCTGGTGTTAGCAGAAGCTCTGTGGCTGAATATCTTGGCTATGACTTTGAGGAAGAGGCTGATAAACTGGAAACAGAGGAAGCACTGATAAAAGAAAAGGGTTTATCTGAGTTTGGACAGCAGCCCTTTAGTAGAACACCGGTTGGAGGGGCTGGTGGAACTGGTAAACAGCCTGTTGATCCGGCAGTTGATAGTAAACCTGTGGTAGCAAAGAAACCAAAAGTGGTTCCAGATACTACTGAAAGTAAGTAAATTAGGAGTTTTTTAATGAAAACAACAACTAAAACTAACACAGATAGTGATAATATGATATCATTACTGAGTAAAGAAGATGTGGAATTGCAGTTTGGTGAGGCAATGGCCTCTGCTGTGGCTACCGACCAGGTTGTTACGTGGGCTAAGTTCATCCTAACAGATGATAAACCAAATGAAAATAAGCAGAGAGTTCCGGCAGAGGAGTTTGACAACCTCATAAAGACTGGAGCGTATAAGCCAGTAAAGATGGCTATTGGTGAGATAAAGGACGGGCATGAAGAGGCTAGACCTCTCGGTGTTATTACTCACTTGGTTAGAGAAGACAATAAGATAGTCGCCCTAGCTGCACTCTGGGATCATGAGAGAACAGAGGATGTTGCTACAATAAAAAAGATGGTTCAGTCAAAGAAACCCGTGAATGTTTCGTGGGAGATACTCTTTGGAAACCATAGATTTATAGATGGGGTGGAGGATTTATTGGATACTGTTTTAAAGGCAGTAACTATTGTTGGATTACCAGCCTATGCTGGAAGAACACAATTATTAGCTGTAGCTGCGAAGAAGTGGAGTCCCGCTTATGTAGAGAAACTTCCAGATACAAGCTTTTTACACATAGAACGAGATGGGACTCGCTATTTCGCGTATAGAGATGATCGTGGGGTAATTGATCCTAGTCGCTTCCCAACGATTTTAGATGAAATAGCTAATGCACCTCTTTCACAGAACACTCTTAAAGAACTAAGACATCAGGTACAGAAACTTCACACGGTCATAAGTGCTGATGCTAGTATTAAAGAGTTACTGGAGAACTTAGAGGAAAATAATACGGAGGATAATACATTGGAAACTAAAGAATTAGAAAGCAAGGTCTCCGAACTAGAAGCAAAGCTATCTTTGGCTAACGATACATTGGCAGCTAAAGAAAAGGCGTTGAAGGAAGCTCTAGAACTAAAAGACGTTGCAGAAACAACTGTTAAGACTATGGAAGTGGAATTAACCCCTCTTCGTGAGTTCAAACTGGAGTCCGATAAGGTGACTGAAAGAGCTACCAAACTCTCGGCTATTAAAGCCAAATTTGAGGGTGTCAAGCTTGAGAAGTCTGATGAGTATTTTGAAGAAAATGCTGAAAAACTTCTCGGCCTGGATGAGAATGGTCTCGACTTTATGCTACAGGAAATGGTAGCTTTCAAAGAAGAAGATATTAAGAATGAAGAGGCTTCTGTTAAGAAACCCTCAGTTCCTAATGTTACGAGTAGAGGCGAAAGTCTGAAAGACGCTAAGGAATTAGCTAAGGCTCTAACCAAATACCGCACTGGTAAGAAATAATTGGAGGTTTTATAACATGGAAATTAATGAATTTGAGGATGTCTTAGGCGTTATTCCTACAGAGGATATTGTCGAAGGACGTTTCGTTTTACTTTGCAATCAAGGTTTTACCTATGATTTCGGCAGCCTGGAAGATTTGCCAGGAGTGAAATTACCGGATAATATTATTGAGTCCTGCAAAGCACGTTTTATTTTGACTTGGAAGGTTGATAATAGACCTACTCCTATCTATGCAGTACCTAGCTATCCGTTTGCCATGCGTGGTGGATGGAACCAGGCTCCTAATGCACCGTTCTCAACTACGGTATATTTGACTCATCCCGGCAATCAGAATTGTTTAACCATTCCTTCCGGTGTTTCATCTCTTGCCTACACTGAGGGTACGTTTACTGTTATGTCTGGTTGCTATATTGATAGTCCACAGATTAGAGTAGTTGGTGCTAATGTCGCTATTGCTAATACGGCAGATGATTCAGCTCCTGAAGCTGGTATGCCTAAGTATGGTGGTGCTGGCCCAGGTTTTGCGTCAATTGCTGAAACTCGACACTATGATGCCGATACCGGCGCTTTGACAATAAGAATTAAATAAGTTTTTGGAGGACTAATAAAAACATGGATGAATTAAAGTTAAAGGAAGCCTATGCCTCCCTGGTTAAGGAAGGGAATCGCGAGGCTCTTGCTCAAATGATTGTTGAATATGTCGCTCCAGGTCATATTGCTACGGATTTTATCAGTATGCTGATGAATTCCAGAAGCTTGAATCCTGGCGATAGCTTGGTCAAGAAAATACGCAAGGGAATCAACGTGAGAACGTTAGTTCCTGGTGCTATTCATCTGGCCAATGAAATCACTGTGTCAGATAGAATTAACTATGTGCTCGATGGAGCAGATGTTAAGGTAACTGCTAATGAGTGGGAACTGGAATCTGGTGAGTTGGGTACGCTTGACTCTATTAGAACCGAGATGCTCGCTAAGTTGCGTGACTACTATCTGAATAAAGTGTTCACAGCTCTCTCTACGGTGTGGAATGGCATTAACACTCCTCTGAACTATACGTTCATCGGTGGTGCTCTTAATGCAGCCGCATTGAAGAATGCTATTGATCGTATCAACCAGTCTACTGGTGGGGTACGTGCAGTGGTTGGTACTCGTGCAGCCCTGACTCCTATCACCACATTTGGTGCTGGGTATACTGATGGTGCTGGTTGGGAACAAATTGTTTCCGACAATATCCGTGAGATCATGCAGACTGGTTGGTTGGGTCGCTATTATGGTGCTCCTATCCTCGCTCTCCAGCAACAGTATGATAACCCGGAAGATTACAATGCTCTCTTACCCGCTGACAAGGTTCTTGTTATTGGTGAGAACATTGGTGAATTTATCACTTATGGTGATATCAAGACTAAACAGTGGAGTGACATGAATCCTACACCTCCACAGTGGTACTTGGAACTGTATCAGATGTTCGGTTTGATCGTTGATCGAGCGGATGGTATCTACGTAATTGAAACTACGTAAGCTATAATTAATATATGGGAGGGTAGAAATACCCTCCCAAATTAAGAGGTAATAAATGGACTCACAGAGAATACAAACGGGGTCAGTTCAAAGCAGTGTTACTGCCAAGCAACTGCCTCATATTAGATATGAGATTCTTACGATTTTTCCCACAGTTAGGGGAAGCGGGGATTTTAATGGGTTTGGTAGCGGTGGTATATGGATAGGAAGTAGTGATGCTGTAACTATTCCAAGTGGGGGTGGGGATAGTATTACTGATGGATTTTATTTGGATGAGTATCTGGCTTTGGTATTGAATCGCCCAGGAAATATGGATGAACTCTGGCTAATCGGTACAGATACAGATGACTTTATAACATACTTA